GACGGATGCGTGGCGCAGGATCGCGGCTACCGGCCGGCCGACGTTGATCGGGATTGCGCGGACTTCGGCTGGCGAGGGATGCGCGGTTACGCTCGAAAGAAGTGGACGATGAGGGACGAGGCGACCGACAAGCTCATTAACTTCCCGTTCAGCGAACCGCGAGTGAGCGACTACCGGGGCGGAGACGTTTTTTATTACGACTGGAGCGGCGACTATTTCAAGGACCTGCTCGCGAACGCGCTGGAAGCCAAGGGCGATTTGAAATGGCTTCTGCCGAAGGACGTGAACCCGCTTTATTTGGAACACCTCAAAGGCGAGTCGAAAGTCGAGATCCGCACCGGCGTCTGGGAGTGGCGTGAAGTGAAAAGCAACGCGCCGAATCACGGTCTCGACACCTCGGCGATGCTACTTTGCATGGCGACGATCGCAAACGTGATTCGCTACGCAGCGCCCAAGGACTAGTCAGGTTTGACGTTTCGAGCAGTGGTATGCTCGACAACCCATTTCTCGGACTGGACACCGCGACCCTTACCGCGCTCAAGACCAAGACGATTGACGCGATTCAGGCCGTGCTCCTGAACCAAAGTTACAGCCTGAACGGGAAAAGCGTGAGCCGGGCGGATCTTAACGCGCTCAACAACATGCTTGGCAACTTGCAGGACGCATTGACCGACGCGGCCGGAGCGTCAACGGATCAGACATTCGTCAGCTTCACCGGCAACTAATCACACATGAGCACCGACTTTTTCGACGCGTCAAAACTGGTCGCGCAAAAACCTTGGATTGACCGGGCGCTTGAGAACATCGCGCCGACATGGGCGCTTAAGCGTTTGGAGGCACGCGTCGCGAAGTCGCTTTTCGAGTATAACGCGGCGCGGACAAACCGGATGTATTCACCGAAGCAATACACCCAGCCGTCCGAGAGTTTGCAGAATCAGCGGGACCGGGTGGTGCTCATGTATGAGGCGCGCGATCTGGTGGACAACGCGCCGGAGATTCGCGAAGTGTCGCGCAAGTTTGGTCTCTACCTGACGCCGCACGAATACTCACCGACTACCGGCGATCGCGATTACAACCGCGTCATCGACGATTACTTTCATGCGTGGTGCAAAAACTGCGACGTGACGAACCGGCACAGCTTCAAGAAGCTCGTGCAGCTCGCAGCCGAGGAACGACCGATTGACGGCGACTGCGGCTTTGTCATTCGGCGCAGCGGCGAGGGACTCAAGCTGCAACTAGTGCCGGCAACGCGCATCGGCAATCCGAACGAGACGGCCGTCGCCTCAAACAATTACTACCAAGGGATTGTCACGAACGACTTCGGTCAGCCCGTCGCTTACCGCATTTTCCGACTCACGCGAGACGGCGTTTATTTCGGCGCGGAGGACATTCCGGCGAATCAGTTCTGCCATTATTTCGATCCAAATCGGTCTGATATGTACCGAGGCGTTTCGGATCTGGCTAGCGGGATTCAGACGGCGCGGATGCTGCACGAAATCTTGCAGGCCGAAAAGGCCGGCGTGCGTTTCTCGTCGCAGCAGGCGGCGCTGATCTTCAACGACCGCGGGACCGCTAACCCGCGCAATCTTTTCCAGCCTAATCCGACGATGGGTTTGCCGAGCGGACAGACACAGAAAAACGAGCTGACCGAAGTGGGCATGATTCGGTATTTTCAAAACAGCGACCGCGTCGAGGTCATGCCGTCGAGGCCGTCGCAGGCGTTCACCGGATTCGTGCAGCACTTAATGCACGAGATAAGTCTCAGTGTGGGCATACCCGAGGGAGTCTTGTTCGGCACAAGCGACTTCAAAGGCCCAAGCGTTCGAGCTGAGTTCGCAGCAGCCGACCGCGTTTTCACCCGGCAGCAAGGCGTGCTAGTGGACAAGGTGCTCGACCCGATAAAAGACGCCGTGATTCTCGACGCCATCGCACGCGGAGAAATTGCACCGCCTCCGCTTCTCGCGGGCGAAACAATGGTGCAGGCGCTGCGCCGGGCGACCAAGGGCGAGTGGCGGTTCCCGGCAAAGCTATCAATTGACGTCGGCCGCGAGTCGGCTGCGAACATGAACGAGAATCGGCAGGGCGCAAAGTCGCTTCAAGAGATCGCAGCCGAGGAAGGCACCGACGCTTTCTCGCGGCTGGAGCAGATCGCAATCGAGGCCGGATTCGTGAAGGAGCTGGCGGTGAAATACGGCGTGCCGGAGACGGCGATTCGCCTTACCACGACCTCACTCCCAAGCACGCCAGCGGCCGCAGCCGCAGCAGGCGACGCGGTGGGTGCGAGCGCAGCCGAGGCGCAGGCGGCCAGCGTCGCGGTTTCTGGGACCAGCGTAGAATCAACGGACGATGCCGCTATTGCAGGCGTCGAATCCTTCCCGGGTGTGTCGCCCGAACTGGCGCCTCTCAACGGCGCGCAGATTGCTGCGGTGCTTTCCATTCTAGAAAATTTACGCGCAGGCAATCTCACGTCGGAATCTGCCGAGACGCTTATGGTATCCGCAGGCATGGCAAAGGAATCTGCGAGCAAGGTAGCCGGTTCTGTTGCTGGACTACCGAAGCAGCCGACGAAGATTTCGGCCGCAGCGATGCACAAGCGAATCCAGCTTGCGCGCTCACGATCAGCCGCAAGCGAGGACTCAAATCTCGTCACGATCAACTTCGCCGACGGCTCCTACATTCCGACCGACGCGATGGCGGACAACGCACGGCGCGCGCTTGAGATCCGCGAGAAGAAGCCGATGTCACAGCGCGGCATGACGAGCGTCGGCATCGCCCGGGCGCGTGACCTCATGAACAAGCGGCCGATGTCCGAGGACACCGTGCGGCGGATGAAAGCCTTTTTCGACCGGCACGAAGTGGACAAGCAGGGCGAGACCTGGGACGAGCAAGGCAAGGGATACCAGGCGTGGTATGGCTGGGGCGGAGACGAGGGCTATGCGTGGTCCACGGCCATCGTTGAGCGACTGAACAAGCAGTCGGAGAAAAAAGACCTCTCCGTCGCGGCCGCAGAAGTGCAGCATCAGTTCGCGCGCAACACGCCACTCGCAGCCGAGGACTGGCTGGACGCGGTGCAGAAATACCGGGCGAAGCAGATGAACACGATTCAAGAGACGAAGCAGAGCGTCACCGGTGACCAAAGCATCATCGAGCTGAGCAAACCGAAGCGCAAAAAATAATTCCCATGATCCACACCCAGACCGAAATCGATAACCTCGTTGAACTCGCGATCATCCAGCGCGCCGAGCTAAAAAAGCTGGTGGAGTCGCTGCCGCAGTTGCGCGACCATTTGTCATCGGAGATCGAGCGCAACCTTGAAGAGATCGAGCCGGCGATCCGGAGCGAGCTGGAGCAGCTCGTCATCGCCCGCGCACAGGACGCGCACGCGCAATCCAGCGCAGCGCTGACCGCGAAGGTAGATGAGCTTGGCAAGGCTCTGGAAGTCACGACGGCAGCGCGCTACTCGGTGCTCATGGCCGAGCGCGAGCAGAACGCTACCTTGTTGGCGCAGGCCGAGGCACGGATCGCAGAAGCGGCGTCGGCTTTGCCAAGCGCAGTGAAGAGCATCGTCACCGACGAGCTCTCGCGCTTTCCGCGTGCCGGCGAGATCGACCAACTGCGGAAGGAATTTGCCGAGCCGAAGGGACTGAACCCTCGCGGCAAGTGGTCGCCCGACGAGACGTATCAGCGGCTGGACCTCGTGACGTTCAACGGCGATTCATTCGTCTCGAACATCAACGGCAACCGCGAGCGGCCGAGCCGAAGCGCGGCGGACTGGACGCTTAACGCGGCACGCGGCAACAGTGGCGGCGGCGGCGGAGTGACTTCGATCACCGACCTTTTGCCGATCCCAAGCAGCGGACAAATCCTCGGCAGTGAAGGGCCGAACTACGTGCCGAAGAACCTCGTAGCCGGCAGCAACATCACGATCACCGAGACGCCGACGACGATCACGATCACGGGCGACGAGGGGCAAATCGAGTTGCAGGACGGGACAGCGGCGGCGCCGTCTTTGTTTTTTATCAACGACCCGGACACTGGCATTTACCGTCCGAGCGCAAACACTTTGGGAATTTCAACGAGCGGCGTGCAGCGGCTTTTTGTTGATGAGGACGGTTTGACAACAGTTTCGGGCGGAGCCCACTTTGACGGCGAAGTCCGCGCCGCAAACGGCAACGCAAACCATCCAACTTTTTCATTCACAAGCGATCCAGATACCGGACTCTATCGACACGGGCAAAACGAGCTGGGCGTCAGCATTGGCGGGACAGAGCGTGCTGTTTTCACAAGCACAACTTTCACAATCACGCCGAATCTCGTCGTGAGCGGAACCGGGACGATCAACGGCACATCAATTCCGGCAAGCAAGACGCTGGTCGTGACGACCGACAAGATTTCGGTTCTCGCGGCTACGACTTCGGCAGAGCTGGCCGGCGTGATTTCCGACGAGACCGGCACCGGCTCTCTGGTCTTTGCCAGCTCGCCGACGCTGGTGACGCCGGACCTCGGGACGCCGAGCGCGCTAGTCGGCACAAACATCACCGGCACCGCGGCAGGCCTGACTGCGGGTAACGTGACCACAAACGCGAATCTGACCGGCGACGTGACGAGCGTCGGCAACGCCACGAGCATCGCGGCGGGCGTCATCGTTGACGCGGACATCAACGCAAGCGCAGCCATCGTTGACACGAAGCTCGCGACGATCAGCACGGCGGGCAAAGTCAGCAACTCGGCAACGACTGCGACCTCGGCAAACACCGCCTCGGCAATCGTCGCACGCGACGCCAGCGGCAACTTCACCGCCGGGACGATCACGGCGAATCTCACCGGCAACGTCAGCGGATCTTCCGGAAGCACGACCGGCAACGCGGCCACGGCCACGGCTTTGGCGACCGGGCGCACGATTTCTATCACGGGCGATCTTGCCTATACCTCACCGAGCTTCGACGGCACGGGCAACGTCACGGCGGCGGGCACGCTTGCGACCGTGGCGACGCCGGGCTCAACCGGCAGCTCAACGGCGATTCCAATCGTCACGATCAACGCGAAAGGCCTGACGACTTCAATCACGACGGCTGCGGTCATTGCGCCGGCCGGAACGCTCTCGGGCAACACGCTTGCAGCCGGCGTCACCGCCTCCTCGCTGACCTCGCTGGGGACGATTGCAAGCCTCACCGCGACGGCCGGCACCGTTGCCAACGCTCCAAGCGGTTCGACCGACATCGCGAACAAGCTTTACGTGGACACCGTCGCGCAAGGACTCGACGCGAAAGCTTCATGCGTCGCAGCGACCACGGCGGACATCACGCTGAGCGGAGCGCAGACAATCGACGGCGTGAGCATCGTCGCGGGCAATCGCGTGCTGGTCAAAAATCAGAGCCTTTCGCAGAATAACGGGCTTTATCTCTGCGCCTCGGGATCGTGGACACGCACGACCGACGCGAACACGTGGGACGCGCTAACCTCGGCTTTCACGTTTATCGAGCAGGGCACGACGAACGCCGATTGTGGTTTCGTTTGCACGGCGAACGCAGG